GTTTGAAAGCGAACCACAACCAAGCAAGCTGTTGAAGTTCATATTCGGTAAATTCAAATGTGAATTTTTGCGGTTCAGGCAAGGCAAGCTGTTGCGGTTGTTGCAAGGCTTTTAATGTTCTTTCGCAACGGATGAAGTATTGGCGAATTTATCTGCCTCGTTCGTTTCTTTCGACCATACCGAGTTCTTTGCCCATATTGAGGGTGATGTGATATTCTTTGCGTGGGCGTCCGTTGGTGCGTTCGGTGATGACGAGGTAGTCTTCATCTTGGATGAAACCATATTCGTTGATGCGGTTTTTGATCCAATCATTGTAACGAGTTTGTATTTCTAGAAATGTGTGAAGTTCACGAGCGTTGCAAAGTTGAACAGGTTGATTTTGGATTAAGCCGTTAAAAACAGGAATTAAGTTTGAGTTTGTCATTTTGTGATTCTCTAATCAAAGTTTTAGAAATCATCACGAACAAACGCCAATTTGTTGGTGATGAACTGTTCAAGATTGGCGTACCGTTGATTAGAGTAAACGGCGATCTTTCGATCTCTCAAACAGTTCATCATTGGGCTTTTACTAAAATTTTAGCAAAAGGTAGATTTGCTGTTTTACGGCTATAAAAAAAGACGCTTGAGCGTCTGTCTTTTCGCCGCCCTAATCAATTCAGGAACGCCAATTCCCGACTTTCTGTTGAAAGTGAGAATATCCTAAATGATTGGGCGGTGGGTGTCAAATTAAATTGTAAAAGTTTTCATTACAAGCTGTTTATAGGCTTCAACAACTTGAGTAAATTTACTTTGCTCATCGTCATCAATATTCACGCCAAAAGAAGGTGTGCCGTCAATGTTAGGAAAAATAAATCTTACGCAATTTTCTGAAATATAGTAAGCCTTGATAACAAGGTGAACCGGTTTTTTAGGGTAGGTTGTTGGGCCTTCTTCCAGTGCTAACGTTAATCCGAACGTGATATTCGGCTTGTGTAAACAGTCATATTCGGCTTTAAGTTGGTGCTCGTCGCTTGGAACGCCCTCACAATCAGTTATTTTCACATAAGGTTCTGTCGGGGCTGGGTCATTAAGTTGTTTTTTGTAGGTTCTTTCGAGTAGTCCTAAATCCATTGCCAGCGCTACTCTAAGCTGTCTGATTTGCTCTCTTAATGTTGCTCTGCGTTCAATTAGAACGTTGTTGTATTGTTGCTGTTGTTTACATAAATCTTGATAGGTAAGCGTTGTCATTTTGTTCTCCTGTGAATTTTGGGTACAAAAAAAGCCGTGTTTGAGACGGCTTGGATATGGGGCATCTTAATCTGATGTGAGCGGTGTTGTCAATACGGTTTTTTAACGAGAACCGAAAAACTCGCCTTGTTGCGCCTTACTTCAAACAAGGAATATAATGCTTGCGTCTTACTTCAAACATTACAAGGAACTTAATATGTGGGATTTCTTTAAATACCTTTTAGATAAAATTAGTATAAAGGAAGTAACAATGTTCTTAATTTTTCTACTGTTTGCCTATATGTTTATGCCTGTTGAAATAACGAATGTTTTAATTGATAAAACACCGCCACTTTTTAAAAGTTGGTTACATTTAGGTGATATTTTAAATATCACTATTTCGTTAGTGTTATATTTAATTTGCAAGCCTTTACTTCGTGCTGCGCTTGAATATATTGAATATAGAAAACAGAAAAAATTGCTTGAGAACCTTGATGATGAAGAGATTAAAATAGTTTATGAAATGATGAAAAATCATTTTCAGAAAAAAGCTTTTGATTCAACGCCTGTTATAATGTCCTTGCTTTCTAAGCAAATTCTTGTTTTTCAAGAACAGATGATTGACTTTTATTATAAATTAAATCCCGCTTTTCAAGATTGTTTTTTAAAGGAATTTAGGAAATCTTGCGAGAAAAATAGCCCCTAACCTTGAAAGAGTGATGTCAATAAAATACCGCCCTTTCGAGCGGTAAGTGGAGTAGTGCAATCAGTCTATGCTGATTTTGTCTAGAATAGGGTGGCGCAGTGATTACACTTTAATTTCTAATTTTTCCATTGTTGCATTCCTCGTTTGTTTGCCATTTCAAAACACACTTCATCTATCATTCGCAACGGTTTCACATGCCGTTGTGTCTCTGTACTAGCAAATGTGTTTTGAAATCCACACTTTAGTTTTGCGCTCCCCAAAACTTTAAACTTTGACGCTAACAACCGTTGCAAACTTACGCCTATCATTTGCCAGTTACCGCATTGCCGCTTATGGGTTACGGATTTTATGTATAGAGTGCTCATCGTTTCCGACTTCTTTCTGTGATTGCGTATTAGTGTGATATACGCATTGCTCCGTCCCTATACCGACTTTACTCAACGCAGGGCATTGCTTTCGCATAAATCCCTTTATGTTGTCACTAAATTTTCCGTCTCTCCGGCTGTCACGCTCTTTTAGCTGCGTTTGCTTACAACTAACCAGTCCGTGGGGTTGTTCGCCATTTCCCCGACTGAACTCGTATCCTCTAAGGGATTGCTTAAAGATATAAACAGCGCTGCCATTGACCTGCCAACCACATCTCTTCGGTTAAACACGCAGTACAGTTTTCTGCTCTGGGGTTACTCGACTTAAATCAGCCGATAATTTATATCCCGCACGAGACCAAGTTTTTAAAGAGCATTGCCTTTCGGCTTGGTTGTAAAACCTTTATTCAAGCCCTCACCAAAAGGGCTTAGTAAAGATTCTTATTGTTTTGTTAATTGTTCCGCTTTCACCGGGAACCAGTAACTATCGCTGTTTAAGTAAACAAATCTTCCGCCTGAAATATCTTCTTTCTTTTCAAATCCGATAACTTCGAATGGCCCAAATTTGATTCCAAAGTCGTTTTTATAAATAACTCGGTCGCCAACTTTTAAACCGCACTCAATCGGTGCGACTGAGTTAAGCTGTTTTTTAAAGTTTTGAAGATTTGTCATTTTTAGGTTCCTTGTTTGTGTATCTCGTTTTGATGGGTTTATTATGTACTTATGGTTCATTATAGTCAAGAACAAAAAGTACATATTTTTAATAAAATGTACTAATTGTTCATATTTAATTGATTTCAAAAGAAATAAATTTTTGAGAATAGTGTTTAATTGCTTATTTTTTAATCGATTGAAAAGCAAAGTTTGTGTTTTTTGGTGTGTTTTTGAGATTTTTGCGATGCTGATCGCAAATTTTGGTAGCGATAGTTGGTTTAAATTGAGGTTGGTTTATTATGTCTCTGCCGATAAGGAGGGCGAATTATGAAAAAAGAGTTTAAAAAATGGCTAATCTCGCTGAATTGCGAAGGGATTAATAGCTTAGGGATTAATGAGATAGTGTCGCGCGTAGATGATGAATTGAGGATTGTGCGCGCTAATGAGCAGGAGAGGATTGTGCTAGAGGAGTTGATTGCGGAGTTTAATGACTAATAAAAACCGCCAGTTAGGCGGTTTAAACTAGTTGATATAGCAATATGATTGTGGAGGTGTACCAGAAGGCAGTACATCTGAAATTACTAGCGGTTCATCGTATAGCTTAAATGAATCAATTTCAAATGCGTGCGCCAAAGCCTTTGTGGAAAAATACTCATCGAAGAAATTTTTGGTAATGCCTGAAAATTCCTTCGTTTTTTCCCAAAGGTATTCAGGGTCATAAGAGTGCGTATTTTTAACCTTAAACTCGCCAATCACTTTTCCGACAGGCATTGTGGAATAAACAACAACCGTTGTTATACCCTCACGTTTTGGTAAAGATTTTCTAAACTCAAATTTTTTTTCACCTGAAATTATTTTTTCTACAAATTCAGGTTTAATCGATAATAAAACTTTCATTGGCTTTTGATAAAAATAGAATTTTACTAAAAATTTCATCTGAAATTGGATGAAGTACTATTCTATTTTGATCTCCGATAATGCCATTGTCAAGCATAGATTCACGATTAATTCGTTTAGATAAAGCTAAGTTATATGTGAATCTAATTATAGATTTAGGATATTTCTTACGATAGAAATTAGTCAATTCTTGTTCGGTAAATACACTAAATCTTAGGCAATATTTAAGATATTCAAAAAGCGTTTTAAATTCGCTAATATGGCGAACGCTTTCTACTACACAAACGGAAGAGAGTACAGATCTATAATAGGCTTTCCCTTCAATATCCGTTGTTCTGTACATAACGAGAATATCGCCTTGCTTTAAATCATCAGCATTAGGTGCCGCTGAAATGTAGATTTTGTGAATGCTATTGGAATGTGATACGTCTTTGATTATGTCAGGCGATTCCCCGAACAGTTTAGATTCCGGAAACATTCTTGTGTGATATTCCGGCTTGATGGCGAGTAGATATTTGTTGGTATTTTCACGATGAATAAATGGGTAGTCCTGATAAATATCATTTTTTATTACATGAAGATCTCGCAAGTAAACAAATTCAGTTCCATTATTTGTAACTTTTTCTCCTACACTTTCAAAACCATAGGATTTGAATAAGTTAATTAAGGCTTCATGTTTTTCAAAAACAGTAAGATAGATTATATCGACTTGGTTAATTACAGCAATATCAAGTATTTTCTTTATAAACCGCTGCCCTCTGAGCGTTCCTGTGGGATTAAACTTAAAGGTTCCTACTTTCATCACCGACTTTCCGTGAATCGGCGGATTAATATCCTCTACATCTCGCTCAAACTTATAATATAGGAAGCCTTCAATTAGATTATGGCGATTATATAAAACATAAGCCTGTTCGTTTGATTTTCTCCGAAACCAATCGGAAAATTCTTCGTAATCCTCTTTTAAACTATCAAAAAATGGATCGTTTAAACTAATATTGGAAAAGTATTCAAATTTTAAATTATCCATAATAATTTCCTCATTTAATGATTATTTAGCGTTGAAGACTTCTACACATTGCCACACTATAACGTTTCTATCCGCTCCCTTGCCACACCAATAATGCGGATTTCTTGGTTGAGCGAGCTTAATGTTGGGAACATAGGATTAAGTGGAACAAGCTCAAAGTGCGGTATGCCTTCTGGTGTTCTCGTGCCAAGCTCTTTGTATTGTTTAAATGTCGCCTCGTTGTTGCCATTGATTGCGGCCACAAATTTCCCTGGGGTTGGCGCAATATCAGGATCGATTAAAACCAGATCACCCTCATTGAAACGGGGGAGCATAGATTTCCCTTCAATTCGTAAATAAAAAGAGTTTTCAGAGGCAATGACTGTGCTTGGAATCATCTCGTAACCATCAAACCCCTCAAGGGATCTAATATCTGTCCATAGTCCAGCTTGGATTGGGCTTAGCAAAGGGTAGGATATTTGCTTTTCGATTTTCTCAATAGAGGCATTCTTATCGCCATAAGTCAGCCATTCTTTTGTTACACCCAAAAAATCAGCCAATACATAAATATTTGCTTGAGTTGGCAATGTCTCCGCATTGAACCATTTACTCACGGCTTTTGGCGTAATTTTCAGTATATCTGCAATAATTTTTCCTCTGCCTTTTTCTGGCAAGTTCTTTCTTTTGCAAGCAATGTCTAGCCGTGCAGCAAAGTCCTGTTTAATTTTTTCTTCAGTAATCATTTTTTCACCTTTGAACCAATAGTTCAATTATAAATAAAACTTGAAGTACTTTCAGTTCTGATTTAAGATGTACTTAAAGTTCATTTAAAGAGATTATATATGGGAAATTTAAAACATATTATTGACTCTTTAGGTGCAGCTAAAGTGGCAGATTTATGTGGGCTTTCTGTTCGAGCTGTTTACAAATGGCGCACATCAAATTCTCTACCAAGAACTGAATATACAGGTGAAACCAGATATTCCGAGATTCTATCTCAAGCCTTGGGTGGCTCTGTCTCTGCGGAAGAAATTCGACACTTTAGCAAACCTATTAAGTCAGGCTCTGCGATTATCGCATGACTGTAATTTACCAACACCAACTGAAAAGAAAACCATAAAAATAAGGCAAAAATTATGGAAATGAAGAAAGTTATTATCGAAATGATTGATCGGATTCCTGGAGGGAGAAGTGCGGTAGCTGGATTCCTAGGTTTTACCGAAAGTGAATTAAAGAATCGCCTTTATCAAATAAAAGGCCAACGATTCAAAAACGAAGAATTGATCGCACTTCAGCTTGAGTATGGATGCACTGATTTTATCGATGAGCTTTGCCGAAATGCTGGTGGTCGTTTTGTACCTGATGTAGCAGAGGATGAATTAGACAAGGTTGAGCTTGCTAATTTACAACTGCACGAGCTTTCGGCTCGTGGCTTGTTATTTGCTTTATTAGAAAAGGATTTAGAAGACGGTGAAATCACCTCGAAAGAAGAAGACGAAATCCGTCAAGCATTGAGTAAACATTTGGCAGCAACACAACATTCGATTGAATATGCGATTGTGTTACACAAGAAATAAAAAAGCCACGGCGGACACCGTGGCAATTTCAGTATAGGAATTATTTCTATGGAAAATATTAATCCAAACGAAAAAACAAGTCAAACGCAAAACGGAAAGATTCTAAAGGCTTTGTTGAATGGCGAGCGATTGACTCAGCTTGAGGCTTACACCCGATTTAGTTGTACTCGTCTTGGCGCAAGGATTTATGACTTAAAGCAGAGAGGACACAAAATTGAAAAGCAAATGGTGGTTGTGTCCAGTGGAAAACGTGTAGCTGAATATAGATTGGTGGTTTGATATGGAAAGACTATTTGACCCCGAATTTGTAGCTAGTTTAAGCGATAGAGAAAAATTCATAGCTTATGAAGGCATAAAACAACAATTAATAGAGCAGGGCGTAAGCAAAGAAATATACGACAGTATAACAGAACAAGCGATTGAGGAATTAGAGATATGAACCTATCAACAATGCTTAAAAATACAGGAAGAGCAATTGCTTATCGTCCTAATCTTGCTCGTTTATTTGGTGGGGTTATTGCTGAAATATTCTTTGAGCAAATTTTCTATTGGCAAGATAAAGCCGATCCTGTTCTTGGTGTTTATAAAACCCAAGAAGAGTTAGAAATTGAAACTGGATTATCGAGAAAAGAGCAAGAAACTGCTCGCAAATTGCTACGTGAAAAAGGCGTGCTAACCGAAACTCATAAACGCCTAGAACATCGGATGTATTACAAAATCGACTGTGAAAAATTAGACGAATTATTAGCCACATTAGCGAATGATACAAACGAACATTCCCGAATGCCCGAAAGTGACATTCGGGAGGGTGACAAAGTCGCATTCGTTAATACAAGAGATTACCACACCAGATTACATACAAATCCCCCCTTACCCCCTGAAGGGGAATCGGCTGACGCCGAAATGGAGGACGAAAGTGAATCATCTCCTGCAGAACAACAAGAATCAGATCGTGTTGATTATTCAGGTATAGCCAATGCTTATAACGAATCTCTTGATAAAACTGGGAAGAATTTACCTCGAATTGCAGATCCAACTCACTTGAGTGACAAGCGAAAGCGTGCAGTAAAAAAACTATCCGATGTATTCAAAAAACGATTTAAGAATAACTCTACACAAGCCTTTGCTGAATACTTTACGGATTTTATGACAAGCGCAGGAGAATTTTATTTCGGTGAAAACGACCGACATTGGAAAGCAAATTTTGAGTACCTCTTGCGAGAAGAAACGTTAGATAAAACTTTGGAGAATAACCTGTTATGACATCGAAAATTTACGATTTAGAGTATTCCTTGGTCGGGGCATTTTTAAATAGCGGATTATCCCCACAAGCTCGTGAAGTGATGAGTTGGTTAGAACCAGAAATGTTTGCCACATTCCAACTTGGCGCACTTTACGGAAATATTCGCAAACAGGCTCGCAAAGATGATTTGATTGATATTTTGTTACTTGCACAAGACTACGGCGAAAACTTTGCCAATCTAGCGGAATTAGCAAGCGGATATGCTTACAGCGGAAATATTTTAGGGTATGCAAAGAAAGTCCATTCTGCTTGGGTAAATCGCACTGCTCAACAGGCATTGTTAAAAATGGCAGGGGAATTAGCCAACGCAAAAGAGGAGCAAGTAAACCAAATCACTCAAAATGCACTCAATCAAATCCAAAAACTGCTTGTCAGCAAAACGGAAATTAAGCCAATCGCCATGGGTGAACTGGTCGATTCTTACGTGGATGTATTGGAAAAACGTTCAAAAAGCGACTTCAAAGAACGCTTGCTTTACACTGGCATAGAGGCGGTGGATAACATTCTTGGCGGCATAAATTCAACGGATATTGTGATTGTGGCTGGTCGTCCAGGAACAGGTAAAACAGAATTTAGTCTGACAGTGACTCGCAATATCGCCAAAAATCATGGCTCGGTTTTATTTTTCAGCCTTGAGATGGGTAACTTCCAGCTGGTCGATAGATTATTAAGTGCTACTGGTGGCGTGAGTGTTAAGAAATTGCGCAATCCTGCCGAGCTTGATGAGGGCGACTATCATCGCTTAACAAGCGCATTGCAAGACGTGCGGTCGCAAGATGTTTACTTTGTCGATCGCGGTGGTTTATCTGCCGATGAAATTTGCGCCATTACAGAAAACCATATTAGCGAGAAAGGTGCACCATCTGTGGTTGTAATTGATTATTTAGGCTTGATGAATCACAAGCAAGAGCGTGGTGTAAATCTAACCCAAGCTATCGCAAATTCCATGAGCAAGCTAAAAGCCTTTACCAAAAACTTCAACATTCCAATCATTTTACTTTGTCAGCTTAACCGTGATGTGGATAGTCGTGCAGTAAAACGCCCTGCTAATTCAGATTTACGTGATTCGGGCTCAATCGAGCAAGATGCAAGCCAAATCATCATGCTTTACCGTGAGGGTGCATACAAGGCAGATTGTGATAATCCTTACTCCGAGGCCATTGTGACTAAAAATCGATTTGGTGGATTAGGCACGGCCTATATGAAATTTGATAGAGGCCACTTCCTCGATTGTGATCAGGCGCAAGCGTATCAATTCATCAATGAGAAACCTCAGCAACAAACCAAAACCTATGCGGCTAAAAGTTATGGGAAAGGGGCATTGCAATGACAAGCTACAAATGCCCAAAGTGCGGTGCGGAATTAGAGGATTTTTATACGCCAGATTATTTTATATCGAGTAGCGAATGGGATGACGATCGTTTCCGCTGTAACGGTCACTTAATTGAGCCAATACCGTTTCCGCAGGTAAGCAAATACAGCGCAGTAAATCGAACAAAATCTTGCGGTTATTTTGGGTTAGAGGATTTAGGTATGGAGTATAGCGATGACTGACAAACAAACGTTTTTCTTACGTAACGAGCAAGTGCGATCAAATTGTCAGTCATTTATCCACGATTTGCCAACGGACGATAAAAAGCCGTTAGTCGTAAAAATCCAACCAATAACACGAAACCTTGAGCAAAACGCCAAGTTCCACGCTATGTGCCAAGACGTTGCAAATCAGGCGGAATTTATGGGGCGTAAGCTCACAATGGAGCAGTGGAAAGTATTATTTATTTCGGGTCACGCAATCGCCACAAATCAAAAAGCGGATGTGGTGCCAGGTCTTGAAGGGGAATTTGTGAATATCCGTGAAAGTTCGGCTCAAATGAGTGTTAGCAGAATGGCGAGCCTTATCGAGTATGTGACCAGTTGGGGCGTTCAAAATGGCGTGAGATTTAACGATAGATGGGGATTTTAAAATGGACTGGATTATTTACTTTGCGCTGATGTTGATAGTGATCAGCTTACCTTTATTAGCACTTCTTTTGGGGCTAATTTCCCCATTTATTGCTAGATTTTTTAACTGGATATTAGTCATAAGCGCATTGGCATATTTTATCTTAATTGCAGTCGGTATTGGTTATGGAGTGATGAGTTTGGTGAGCTAAATGAAATTAAATGATGACGAAATCCTAGAGTTAAAAATCGTACTTTGGATTGTGGCAGTTTGGGTAATTTTTCAGATGGTGTTTGGATAATGAGTAATTTGAGAAAAGAAGCGAGAGGCCGAGAGTGCCAAGTGCGGTTGCCAGGTATTTGCAATCATAATCCTGAAACGACTGTATTAGCACATTATCGTATGGCTGGATTAAATGGGGTTGGGATGAAGCCTGATGATATTTTTGGTGCTTGGGCATGCTCCTCTTGTCACGATGAATGTGACCGCAGAACTAGAAAAATGGATGCTGAATATGTCCGTCTAGCACATGCTGAAGGTGTGTTACGAACACAGCAAATTTTGCGCAAGGAGGGGAAGCTATGAGTGATTGGCTTGAAATCTGTCTGCCGTACCCACCGAGCGTGAATCATTATTGGAAGCACACAAGACAAGGTAAGCATTACATATCTAAAGCAGGACGGGAATTTAAACGTGTTGCCACTGAGGTTTGCTCACAGTTCGATCCATTTGAAAGTGCGGTTGAAATTAAGATGGAAATTTACTTTCCCGATAATCGTCCGCGCGACCTTGATAATTTGCCTAAAGGAATTTTTGATAGCTTAGTTGGCGCTGGCTTAATTAAAGATGATAACCGGAAAATTATTCGTAAATATTCGATTGAAGAGAAAGGCGTAGTAAGCAAAGGTAAGTCAATCATTAAAATTAGAGGTATTCATGCGTAAATTTAGCGAATTGGCAGAATTGACTTTGAAGCAAGAAGAATTTGTTGATCGTTATATGTATCAATGGGGTGCTTGGGTGCGCAGCGGTAGGCTTGATAAACCGCAATTAAATATTATTGCAAAACTAATGCAATCAGTCATTCCTGCAGAGCCAAATGAACCAATTTGCGATGATGAAACTGGGTTTATGATTAGTCAAACCATTGAGATGTTTTTTAAGAAAAATGACCAAATCTTACACTTTATTGTGTTTGCTTATTATGTAAACAAAAGAACAATCAATTTTATAGCAGAACACCTACACAACAAAGCCAAAGCTAAGGAAATGAGACCTTGTGCAGGTAAATCTAACGTAAGAGTGCCAAGTTTTAGAACAATCTATCGTGAAGTCGAAAAAGAGATACACTTTGCAAAAGCAATAATTCACGAACTGCTTATAACTTGCTTTATTATTCAGAGAACTAGCAGGGAACGTGCAATAAATATCAAAAAAATCAAAATTACATATTGACATATTTGGCAAAGTGTCATACTATTTAGATGTATGGTGGTCGCAGTGTAAGTAGTGAACACCTAGATTGATTTTTATAGCCCTGATCGGAAACGGTCGGGGCTTTTTTATTGGTGGAATATGAACATTACACTAGGCGATACAATTAAGATTGATGGTGAGGAAGTGCCAGAGTATTTGCTCAAGGCACTTTATGAAAACCTCAAAGAGAAATATGCTCATCTTATTACAAGCGGCTCGATTGTTGGAGGAAGAATTCAGGCTAATTCTCTGTTAGCTCCTCATATTGATCACTCTCTACATTGTAAATAATATTTGGGCAAATATTAGCAACGACTACTTTTACTAATACCTCATCTTTGATATTCATATAACAGTGGCATAATTCTTCAAGATACATTGCAAGTTGTAATGGCTCTGAATATAGCGAAGATTTTGCTATATCAAAGAAAATACAATTATTGTAGTGAATATGAATCGCGTTACCTCTTATTTCATAATTAAGCAGTAAATTCTCTGAATATGCTTGTCCTTTATTACCTAAGTTGAAGAAAATATCTGCTTTTTTATTGATGTCTGCGAATTCGCAAAGAATATTAACCGCTTGAGTAAAAAGTTTGAATGTTCTTTCAAGATTAGGCGAAATCGTGTCTACGCGTAAATCAAAAAAATGACGGTATGCTTCTGGGATGTGTTGCATAATATCATTCCGTGTGATGTATTCCATTATCATTTCCTCTGCTAATTTTCTTGTTGTGGAATGTAAATTTTAGCAGAAACCACGCCCACCATAACAGGTGGGCTTTTTTATACCTCGAAAACGGGGTGGAGTATGAAAATGTTTAAAGACCCGGGAAATCAAACTTATGTATGGTCAGGGTTTTCTGGTGTGCTGGCTTGGTTAGGTGATCAGAATAACCTTATGTTGCTTAGTTTGGCTATTGGTATTTTGACCGCACTTGTTAATGTCTATTCGAAATGTGCCGAAGGGCGAATGATGAAGAGAGAAAATGAGCGCAAGGAAGAAATCCATAAGGTGCGCATGGAGCGGTTAAAACGGGGGCTACCTGATGAAATTGACGAGGACTAGAACCACGCTTGGTGCAGCAGGATTTGTCTGTGCAGTATCGAGCATTATTACATTGATGTATGCACAGTTCGGTGAGGAGCTTATCCTTAGCCCTAAAGGTGCAGAGATTATTGGCAATGCAGAGGGTTGCAGACGAGACCCGTACAAATGCCCATCCGATGTTTTAACTGTTGGTATTGGCTCAACGGCATATAGCGGTCAACCTGTCGATCCAAAGCACCGATACACGGATCTAGAAATTGCAGAGCGCTGGAAAAACGATATTCAAGTTGCTGAGAAATGTGTGTTGAATTATGGAAATGGCCGGGCATTACCTCAGTCTGTTTTTGATTCTGCCGTATCGATTACCTTTAATGCAGGTTGTGGCGCTGTTCGCAACTCAACCTTATTCAAGCAGTTACGTTCAGGCAACTATCGCCAAGCCTGTTACGAATATCCCAAATGGGTATATGCAGGCGGAAAGATATTACCTGGCTTAGTCTCTCGTAGAGAAAAAGAGAAAGCATTATGTTTAGCCGATTTGAAACAGCCTTAAAGCTAACCGCACTTTGCTTGATTTTGGGCTTGTGTGGTTGGGCTTGGTATCAATCTCAGAAGATAAGTAGCTTAAAGGCCGAGAACCAAGCACAAGCCCAAACCATTCAGCAGCAAGAAGATGCGAACAAGGCATTGACCATTGCGCTGCAACAAGAGCGTGATGCGGTAATAGCACAACAGCAACGTAATGACGAAATAGAAAGGGTAGCAACAGAAAATGCCGAATCAGTTAAAACAATCATTAAGACACAACCTTGTGCTCACACTCGTTTGCCTCAGTCTGCTCTTGACCGCTTGTACAAATAAAGTTACGACCAAGGCAGAATATATTTACCCACCTCAAGCCTATACTGCGCCTTGTGTAAGAACAGCATTTACTGGTGAGACATACGGTGATGTAGTCATACAGCTTGTTAAGGTAACAGCAGAGCGAGATAAATGCGCAAGCCAAGTAGATAATCTCAATAAGTGGATTAATCAAGCAAAAGGCAGTAAATAATCACGACTAATGTCTAACATCTTTAAATTGGTAGAAACCAAGCCTTCTCGGTAGTTTTGTTAGGACTAAATAACCCGATCAGAAATGGTCGGGTTTTTTATTATCTAAAATTCAGCAGAAGGAAAAAATATGCAATTAGCTAATCCAGAAAACTTTAAGCAATTTGTACAAAATAAAGATGCAAAAACGATTACCACATCAGAAATGGTAGCAAAGGTTTTTGGTAAATATCATCATCACGTTATGCGTGATATTCGTGAAATTTTAGAGGTAGGAGATGATGAATTTAACCGAACCAATTTTGGTTTGGTTGAATATATCGACAAAAAAGGCGAAAAACGTCCAATGTTCGAGATGACAAAAGACGGTTTTATGTTGCTGGTTATGGGTTATAAAACTAAGAAAGCAATGGCAATCAAGATTGCTTACATCAAAGCCTTTAATTTTATGCAAGAGCAGTTAGTTCAAAGCGGAATGACACTCCTTGAGCAATATTACCAAGTGCTTGGCGAATATCAGTCAGATAAACGTTTTGCGAGTTTATGCGGTGCTGGCTTAAGTCAATGGAAAGGTAAAAAGCCATTGCTTGAAGGAACGCTAAGCGTTTTTGAAGATAAACTGCAGATTGAACTGCCGATTAAGTAAGGATTTTCTATGTCAGACGTGAAAGGAAAATCCACGTCTGATGGCGTGGGGAAGTTAACTGATAAACAAAAGCAATTTGTTGAAGAATATCTTGTTGATTTAAATGCAACGCAAGCAGCAATAAGAGCAGGGTATAGTGAGCAAACAGGCTATTCAATCGGTCAGCGATTGTTGAAAAAAGTTGAAGTGCAAGAGGCAATTCAACAAGCCCAAAACAAGCGGTCGGAACGCACACAAATCACCCAAGACGAAGTGATTCGTCGCTTAATTGAAAATGTGGATATTTCAATGGGTAAGAAAGCGACGGTGATTACCATTCCAAGCAAAAGCGAAAATGGCGAAGTGATGGGCAATGATGTGGCACAGTTTGTGTATGAACCTTCTGCGGCAAATAAAGCGTTGGAGTTACTTGGTAAACATTTGGGTATCTTCAAAGACGGTGTCGATATTACTTCAGGAGGCAAACCATTACAGCCAACTATTATCGAACTTGTCGGGGTAAGCAGTGAGTAAGGTTCAACTTTCTATTCCTGCCAAATTGGTTGATGTGTTCAAAGGTGAGTGTCGATATCGAGGCGCTTATGGTGGGCGAGGCTCTGCAAAAACACGTACATTTGCTTTAATGACGGCTGTTTGGGCATATAAAAGGGATATGGCTGGCGATAGCGGTGTGATTTTATGCGCCCGTGAGTTTATGAACTCATTAGAGGAATCTTCGCTTGAAGAGGTAAAACAGGCGATTCTTTCAACAGAATGGTTGTTGCCACATTTTATTATTGGTGAGAAATTTATTAAAACCAGAAGCGGTCGGATTTCTTACGTTTTTGCAGGCTTAAGGCATAACCTTGATAGCATTAAATCCAAAGCCCGAATTTTGCTGGCGTGGGTAGAAGAAGCGGAAACCGTTAGTGAAATGGCGTGGCAGAAATTAGAGCCAACGGTGCGTGAACATCAATCTGAAATTTGGGTAACGTGGAACCCTGAAAAACGTGGTTCGGCAACGGATGAGCGATTTCGACAGCATAAACCTGAAAACAGCAAGATTGTGGAAATGAACTACCACGACAATCCATGGTTTCCTGCTGAACTTGAGCAAACACGTCTCGCAGACAAACAGCGTCTTGATGATGCTACTTATCGTTGGATTTGGCAAGGTGATTAT